CAAAGGATTGCAGTAGAAGCTACTGAAATATTTAATGGTAAACCAGCAGACTTTAATACTATTCTATCTATGATAGAGAAATATAAAACAGGATTACCTGCAGAAAAATTAGATGCAGTTACAGATGATGTAATAGAATTACTTGAACAATTAAATGTAGTAAGTAAATGGCAATTTAATTTAGTTGAATTAAAAGATAATGTAGGTGGGATTGGACCTGGAAATTTAATGATAGCATTCGCTAGACCAGAGGTAGGTAAAACAGCATTCTGGGTAAGTTTATGTACAGCACCTAATGGGTTTGCTGAACAAGGTGCAAAGATACATGCATTTATTAACGAAGAACCTGCAGTTCGTACACAAATGAGAGCCATCAGTTGTTTTACTGGGTATACTAGAGAAGAAATACCAGAAAATATGGAAGATACACAGATTGAATGGGCAAAGATAAAAGATAATATTAAAATGATTGATACTGTTGACTGGACTTTAGATGATATAGATAGCCATTGTGAAAAATATAAACCAGATATAATTGTTATTGATCAATTAGATAAAGTAAATGTTAAAGGTACATTTGCAAGAACAGATGAAAAGCTACGAGCAATATACACAGGTGCTAGAGAGATAGCAAAAAGAAGAGAATGTGTAGTTATTGCTATATCACAGGCATCTGCTGATGCACACGATAGGGATACAATATCATTTAATATGATGGAGAATTCAAAGACAGGTAAAGCTGCTGAAGCAGATTTAATTATAGGTATAGGATGTGGTGCATATTCTAAAACAAATAATCAAGATAATGGCAGTAGAACATTAAACATTAGTAAAAATAAAATAACAGGCTTTCATGGTACCCCAATTTGTTATATTAATAGATATTTAAGTAGGTACACAAACTAGAAAGGACATATGATAACAACAATAGATGTAGAAACTTCGTATCAAAAAACAGAGCATGGTGGTATGGACCCATCACCATTTAATCCACAAAATATCCTAGTAAGTGTAGGTATTAATGATGAATACTATTTTACTAATCATACTGAAAGAATAGATGAAGGATGTTATCATAAGATACAAAAAATATTAGATGAAACTAAATTATTAATAGGACATAACATTAAGTTTGATTTAAGTTGGTTATTAGAATCTGGATTTAAATATGATGGTAACGTATATGATACCATGATAGGAGAATATATTTTAAATAGAGGTATAAGAAAAAGTTTAACACTACAGATGTGTTGTCAACGTAGAAAAATAGGTGCAAAGGATGATAGAATAAAAGAATGGATGGATAAAGGAAAATCTTTTGAGGATATACCAGCAGATGTTGTAGAAGAGTATGGTAGAATAGATGTAGCTATTACTAGAAAACTATTTGATTCCCAAATGGAAGATTTAAAATCAGATAATAATAAACATTTATTAAAGACAGTTAAGATGATGAATGAATTTTTAATTATACTTACTGATATGGAGAGAAATGGTATTAATATAAACTTGGAAGACCTATCTCAAGTTGAAAAAGAATATAGGGCAGAGTATGCATATCTAAAACAAAAGATAGATAAGATTGTATATGAAAAGATGGGAGATACTAAAATTACTTTAAGTAGTCCAGAACAATTATCATGGTTAATCTATTCAAAGAAACCTAAAGATAAAAAAGAATGGGCAAAGATATTTAATATAGGTATAGATAAACATACAGGTAAGAATAAGAAAAGACCTAGATTTTCTTTTCATCAATTTAGAAAATTAATAGCAGATAATACTGTACTCTTGCGTAAAACTACAGCTAATCAATGCTTACCATGCAATGGTAAAGGTGTAATTAGAAAAATTAAAGTTGATGGTAGCCCTTATAAAAAATATAGTAAGTGCGATGAATGTTTTGGAGAAGGATTTGTATATAGTAATATGGCTAAACTTGCAGGATTTAATCAAAGACCTAGAAGTGTATATGATGTAGCTGAATCTGGATTTAGAACAGATAGAATCACATTAAATAAAATTGCAGGAGAAGCTGAAGGAGAGTTCAGAGAATTTATTGATGCTATTATTAGACACAATGCTATATCTACATACTTAAATACTTTTGTAGAAGGATTACAAAACTTTACAAATGAGAATGGATTACTACATCCTAAGTTTATGCAAGCAGTAACAGCAACAGGCAGATTATCTAGTCGTGATCCTAACTTTCAAAACCAACCTAGAGGTGGTACCTTTCCTATTCGTAAGGTAATACAATCTAGATTTGAAGGTGGGCAGATACTTGAAGTAGACTTTGCACAATTAGAATTTAGAACTGCAGTATTTTTAGCACAAGATAAACAAGGAATGGAAGATATAAAAAATAAGATTGATGTTCATCAGTACACTGCTAATATTATTGGTGTGTCCAGACAAGATGCAAAGGCACATACCTTTAAACCTTTGTATGGTGGTACAACAGGAACTGAAGATGAAAAAAAATATTATAAAAAGTTTGCAGAAAAATATGCCGATATAACTAGGTGGCATAATGAATTACAAACCCATGCTATTACTTACAAAAGAATTAAACTACCTACAGGTAGAGAGTATTCATTTCCATACGCAGAGAGAATGCCTTGGGGTGGTTCAAGTTATAGTACGCAAATAAAGAATTATCCTGTACAAGGTTTTGCAACTGCTGACATTGTACCATTAGCATGTATAAAAATATATGAACTAATGAAAGAACAAAAGGTAAAGAGTTTACTTATTAACACAGTTCACGATTCTATTATTGCTGATGTTTATCCTGGTGAAGAAGCTGTAATGGGTAAAATATTTAAACAGGGTACGGCTTCTGTAATACCTGCATTGAAAGAGTATTATGGAATTAATTTTAATATTCCACTTGACACAGATGTTAAAATGGGGTATGATTGGTTAAATATAAAGGAGGTCAAATATGACACAAATTAAATTTGTAAAAGAAATACCAATAATTAATGGGACGTATAAAAAAGATACTCCCCACGGAGAGATTGGCTATCAAAAATGGTTAGTTCGTAAAACATATGAAGTTGAAATGGAATATGAAATAACTTCTAAAACAAAAGCAGAAGCCGAAGATCTTCTCGAAAGAAAAGAGTGTGTTAAAGTTGAAGAGGTTGATGAATATGGAGAAACTTTTAGAGAAACTATTAAAGGCACACATGTCAACGACCTGTCAGGTGATGAACCTGTAGAGTGGGAGAAGATTGAAGAGTGTGTTCCACGTGATGATGAGGATATTGATACAGGTAAAAGATTCTTAAACTATGAAGATCCTGATTGGATTTCAGATGATTATGAATGGAGAAAAAATGAAGATGGCACAAACATAACTAAGGAGGATAATAATGTACATCAATAATCTAAAAGTAACTAGCTATAATTATCCATGGAAAAATGGTAAAGAAGGTAAGACTTTAGAAGTTGAAAGTACTCTAGATACTAAAAGAGGTATGATGATTAAAAAAATTATACCTTTATTAGAGGAGTACGAAGAAACTTTAGAAAGTTACCATAATGATATAGAGATGACTATAACTATAAAACCAAATAAGGAGGACTAATGAATAATTGTATAATACAATTAGAAGTAGATCACTGTGCCAAGAGTGGATGTAGTGGTCCAAGCATAACTAATGTTGGAGTGTTTAAAAATAAAGTACATGCTAAAAGGTTTATGCGTAATGATAAAGGTTTTAGAAAAATATTTAAGGCTTCTAACATTAAAAAAAATATACTACCTATAGCAATATGGGCAGTACCAGGAGATAAATAATGACAGATGTACCAATACTTGATAAAGGTATAGATGATTGGGGTGAAGATGAGCAGGAGAAGGCTTATGATAAACTCCAATCATTAAAGCAAGACTTTGAAGGGGTACCTACAAAGTTATATATAAATGAAGATGAAGAACTACAGAGTTATATGATGTGGTTTGCTCGTTTGGAAAATCTTCCGTATGAGTTAACTGAGGGGGAGACTAGAGTATGTTAGATATTATATTAGGCACAGGTTTTATTATATTAATTTTATTGTGGATATGTGATATGTTTTATCCGCCATATAAAAAATAACACTTGACAAATGACTAAAAGTATGATATACAGTATCCAACAATTAAGGAGGCTATATGGATAATGAAATAGCAAATATAAATAACATGTCTGATGAGCAGATTAAACAAGCTATCGGACAGGATGATGGTTCTAGTAGTGGTATAAGTATACCAAGACTTGGAATTAATCGTTCACCTGAAGATGACGATGGTAATCAATTACCAGTAGGACACTTGTTCACTTATGATTCAAGTGTAGGTCAAAATGTTTTTGGCAAACCTGTTACCTTCAGACCTTTTATCAGTGCGATGCAATACATGCATTACGATCCTGAAAAAGGAGAATATGTAAATCGTTCTATAATTTTCAAGAATTGGAAAGAGGAAGCGATTGATATATTAGGTGGTACTAGATGTGGTAAAGTTCCTTTTAAGGAAAGAGCATCTCTTACACCAGAACAATTAGCAGAACAAAGAACTATAAGATGTTATAGACTATTGTATGGTATCTTATCATTCAAAGGTAAGAAAGCTAATGGTGAAGACCATGAAGTAGCTAATCTACCTGTTCTTTGGAGAGTTACAGGTACAGCTTTTGCTCCTGTAGGTTCTGCATTGGATCAAGTTAATAAACGTAAGAAACTTATGTTTACTACTACGTTTTCAATTGATTCTAAAAGACAGAAAAAAGGTGGTAATGTGTATTACATTCCAGAAATTTCTGTTAATGCTGATGCTAATCTACAAATGTCAAAAGAAGATATGGAAACATTAACTGTATTTCAAGATATAATTAATACAGAGAATACTGCGATTGTTGATCTTTATAAAGCTGCCAAGAAAGGTCAACCTACATCTTCTGATGGTGAATCAGCAAAGGTAGTTAAACAAGTTGAAGATCCAGTTGAAGTGTTGTCTAATTAATGAGTGATATAATTAACAAAGTTCAAATGTATTTGAATCAGGTTTCAAAAGAACCTGTAGAAATATCTGATAAACTTGTTGAAGAGTTTGGTGAGGCGTGTAAAAACGCCTTACGCAAACAGTTTACAGAACAACGTAAAACAGGATTTCAACCTAGAATGTCTAATATAGGTAGACCTTTGTGCCAACTACAAATGGAAGCAAAAAATATTAAAGGTGAAGGTCAGCCATATAATGTTAAAATGAGAAATACATTTGGAGATTTAGTTGAAGCATTGGCAATATTTGTAATGAAATCAGCAGGAGTAAATATAGAAGATGAACAGAAAAGTGTTAAGTATAACTTTAATGGGTCAACACTTGAAGGAAGGTATGATGTCAAGATTGATAAGAAAGTTTGGGATGTTAAGAGTGCGTCACCTTATTCCTTTGAAAAGAAATTTGGACCAGCAGGTGGCTTTGAAGAAGTTATAAAGGAAGATGCGTTTGGTTATGCATCACAAGGATATTTGTATAGTGAAAGTGAGAAGGTACCATTTGGTGGATGGATTGTAATTAATAAATCTACAGGAGAATGGCTAACTTGTGAGGCACCACTAGCAGATGATGAGTATAAAACTACAGCAATTAAAAATGCTGAAGACAATTTAAAAAGTATTACTGATAAGAAACCTTTTAAAAGATGTTATTCAGATATTGAAGAAACATTTAGAACAAAGAAAACAGGTAATAAAATTTTGGGCTTTGTGTGTAAATATTGCCCATACAAACTTCCTTGTTGGGGAAGCAAATTGCAGTTGTTGCCACAGCAGCAATCGCAAGGTAAAAACCCTAAATGGGTTTGGTATACTGAAGTGAATAATCCTAAAAAGGATGAGACTTTAGAGAATGGTGGGGGATAGTTTTGAGGGGTCTATTCTCCATCAATACCAATGATGTTATATTTTGTAATATTTAAAAGTAAAAAAGATAAAGAATATAAAATGTTTTCAAATATAATATTTAATAATGAAAAGGAAGCAGAAGATTTTGGTAGGAAAAGTATGAAGAGAGGATTTGAACATAAAGTTGTAGAATATAATAGTGAAAATTATGAGAGGTATTGGTATAAATGACAAAGGATAAAAAGTTTGATGTGTTAAACTCAATAAAAGTTTTAGTCACTCCATGGGAAAAAGGCTTTACCTGTGGTATAGTAATGGATAGTAAAGCCAAAATGTCTACGGAACAATATGAATTATGCAGTACCGTAGCACGTGGGATGATTAAAATGGCGACATCAGATCCACATACAACTTTCTTGTATGGATTAAGAGGATTTGCTGACGATAAAAAAAACAACAAAGGTATGCCTATAAATTCTATAGCTGAATTTGATAGAGAAGATAATGTTATAGATTTTATTGAATACTTAAAAAAGAAAAGAGACAAGGAGTTAAACTAATGGCAACACATTTAGTAATGGGTGATCCTCATTGTACACCTAAAGCAAACAATGATAGATTTCTGTGGGCAGGAAGAATGGCTGCAGATATAAAGGCTACACATGTAATATGCATGGGTGACTTTTGTAGTATGGATTCTTTATCTACATATGATAGAGGTAAGAAATCATTTGAAGGTAGAAGATATCAAAAAGATATGGAGCATTCACATCATGCTTTATCTTTATTTAATAAAGGTTTGGGTAGTCATAAACCAATTAAGATTATGCTTCATGGTAATCATGAAGATAGAATTGATAGGTTTGTAGATGAAAATCCAGAACTAGATGGATCTATAAGTATAAAAGATCTTCACTATAAGAAGTATGGATGGAGAGAAGTACCTTATAAAGCCATAAAAGTAATTGATGGTGTACACTATGCACATCATTTACCTTCAGGTATTATGGGTTCAGCTATATCTGGTGAGAATATAGCAAGAAGTATATTAAATAAACATAAAGTTTCTGCAACAGTAGGTCATAGTCATTTATTAGATTATGCTGTATCAACATTACCTAGTGGTAAGAAGTTACATGCACTATCTGCTGGTTGTTATCTAAGTCACACAGAACATTTTGCTAGAGATACTCAGCATATGTGGTGGGGTGGTTTGATAGTTAAAAGAGAAGTTAAAGGTGGTCATTACAATTTAGAAACTGTAGACATCAAAGCAATTAGGAGGGAATATGGCAGACGATAATGTTAATTCACCTGCTCATTATAAATATGGTAAGAAAGAAACTATAGAAGTTATACGTGATTGTATGACTAATGATGAATATCATGGGTACCTTAAAGGAAATGTTTTAAAATATGTTTCAAGATATAAATTTAAAGGAGAACCATTAGAAGATTTACAAAAAGCTAATTGGTATTTAAATAGATTAATAAAGGAGGTCAGTAATGGGACAAGTTAAACAAGCTTTAATTGAAGTAGAAGATTTAGTCTGTGGATGTTTACAACAAGGCAGAACTCTCAATCAAACTATCAGAGATTTAAAAGAAATCTATGATAAAAAAACTAATACTAATCCCTATTTATCTGATGCAGATTTAATAGAGGATAAGTATTATCAATTTAAAGGTCAACAATAAAAGGAGAAAGAAAGATGGCTAATAACTCAAAGGAAAAACCAACACCAACAAACCCTAGAACTTACTTAATAAATTCTGTACAACTTACAGATATTATGAAGTACTTAATGAGCAAACCATATGCAGAAGTTGTTAAACTAATGAATATGCTTGCAACATTAAACCAATTAGATCCTAGTATAGGTGCAGATTTTGTGAAGAAGCAAAATGATGGAGTCTCTGATGGAAAAAAATAATACACTAAAACATACAGGATTACTGTTTGAATTGAAGATTGGACTCAATAAAGAGAACTCTATTGTGATAGACTACGGTGGAAAACCTGTAGGTAAAATTAGAGAAGCTTTAAAGAATTTTAAATATCAAGCTAATCTATGTGCTGCTATTATCAATCATGCTAATAGTGTTGGTAAGAAGTTAGAAGATGATATTAAAAAGTTAATTCAGAATGTATAAACCATTACCTGATGGATTGACAATTAGTATAAGTACTATTGAAGGACTAGGTTTATTTACAGAGTCCTTTATAAAAAAGGGAACTAACTTTGGAGTAAGCCATATGAAAATGAATGGCATGTTAATTCGTACCCCATTAGGTGGATTTATAAATCATTCAGATACACCTAACTGTATCAAAAATAGATACTTTATGACAAATGCAAACGATATTAAAATTAAACATGATTATACTCGTTATGATTTGGTTGCTTTAGAAGATATCAAAGAGGGAGAAGAGTTAACTCTTAAGTATAGTTTTTATAATATAGAATGAATACCAAGCAAATGAAAAAGATACGAAACAAAGCACGGGCTATTATGGTTGAGTGGATTAAAGAAGTAATTAAAAAGGAAGACCATACTAAAGTTAATCGTGAGAATCTTGAAAAGCTAATTGAGACTAGTAGTTATTATTGGAGTGGTGGTACATTAAAGTTACAGCCTTGGTCGTATAGATGGATTGTTAAAAAATTAAAGAAAAATCCTCAGTGGACTTTAAAAGATATTAAACAAAGTCTTGCACCATCCGAACAAGCACAACGAAGAGAACGTATGATTAAGGAAGGACCTATAGCATTTTAAGTTTGGCGTGAAGAAGTTGCACCAAAAAAAAAGGCACCCATAAAGAGTGCCTTAGTGTTGCCTAGTGTGGGGGGAAGTTAATAGCTTCTCCCCTTTTTTATGCGAATAATCTTTCTGTTTGATTTTTTATTGGTAATTTTTGTTTAGGAAGTTCAGTAAATTCTTGAGACTCACTTAATATTTTCCTTTGTAAAGATTTTGGAATTTTCATTTTATATAATTTATGATCTTCTCTTGTACCCTTAGCCTTGCCTTGGTATTCTTCTATTTTATTAAACAGGTATTCTAAATAAGTTCTTTCTGCAAAATCTTCTGATAATCCCTCTACATATGCTGAAGTGTCTAAATCACGATCTTCATTAGCCATATATTCTTCTGCTTCATTAGCACCCACAATGGGTAATTCAAATTTAATATCACCACTAGAATCTTCTTGCCATATATAGTATGATTTATCATGTGAAGACTCTATTGATAATTCATTACCTATACTTATATGATTTCTACTATAAGCATTCTCTGTCATCATACTTATAAAATCGGGAATGTCTTGATGAGCTAATGTGACTTCTCCTACTCTACCCTCTGGATCATCTGGATCCAATAGTAAATTTTTTAACCAACTCTTACTAACTTTCTTTAAAGAATACCCTTGTTCTTTAGCTTCATTCATCCAGTCTACAGTCCCTTCAATATGTAACCCTGATTCTTTGGTAAATTCTTTTTTCTTTCTAATAACATGTTCAGTCACAGTTGTATTATTTCTTTTAGCAATTTTTTTTAATACACCTAATTGTATTTTATCCTGCCATACTTTTAAATTTTCTCTATCTTGATAACGATCCGCTAAAATCTGCCCATTTGGAATAGCTATGGAATCATTTCCATTTTCTATTGCTATTCTAATCAATTCCATAATTCCAAGTTCTGCCCCTTTTGTATCACTTGTTATAGGAAAGTCTGGTAGTAATGATATATGATCAGATAACTTCCCTGTCCAGGCATTAGGGGTAATTCTTTTTTGAAGTTCTTTTGGTTTAGTTCTATCAATTCTTCGGTCATCATATCTCATGAAACCAGCACTTTCTCCTTCGCCTACAGCTTTAAGTTTTACTGGGTGTCCAAATATATACATAGAATTGGGGGTAAAGACTTTTTCTGTTGAACCAAGTACTTCAAATTTTTTATCAATATCCTTCCCATGATATATTTTTATACTTTGATTATATTTTTCACCTACTATATCAGCCTCATAAGGATCATCTTCTTTTTCAATATCATACTTAATCTTATTCTTATCTAAATATGAAATTAAGTCTGAACCTTTAACAACATCAAAATCTTTTTCAAATCCTGTTAAACGCCCCCTTTGAATTAAATCTAATTGAATCTCATCACCTATTAAAGTATTTTCAAAAATCTTTCCAATTTCCATTGCCCATTTATTATGTTCTGTTGTTTTTTCAGTACCCTCGTGTCTGAACGAAGGTTGATATCCAACTTGTGTTCTTAAAGTTAAAAAAGTATTTCGACCATACTCTTCTTTTCCTATATGTGTTGCATCCGCACGATAAATTATAGGCTCGTCATGTGGTAAATAGTTTCCTTCTTTATCCTTAGTAACATCAAACTGCATAACATAAGTTTCAAAAGAATCTGAATCAGTACCCTTTAATCTAAAGTGTTCATAGTCTATAACTTCCCTATCTTTATCGGGTATTTGTGTAGTTGTAATTCTAGAAGAAATATCTTTTTCTTTTATATGATTAAGTAAATTTTCTTTAGTAATTTTTTCTTTACCCTTTAAAAGTTCTGTTAATCCAAGATAATATAGTTCTGCTTCAGTTGCTCCCTGTCCTTGTATAATTCCCATCCATTGATCAGCAGTTGCTACATCTTGCGATCCCTCAACAGCCCTAGCAACCCTAGAATAATAGTCAGGTTTATCACCTTTAAGTGCCTTTGCTGTTTGCTTTTCTGTTTCTGTTAGCTTACCGAATTCTGGTTTCTCTGGTACTAGTTCTTCAGTTTGCTTTGATATATCATCTTTTTTACTATAAAATATTTGTGGTTTATTAAATTCTTCTGATTGATCAGGGAAACT